AGCTGTAACCTGCGATTAGCTTTAGGTGATCCCAAGCTAAGGTCGTTGCGATGTCAACCTGTTCCATAGGACTTGCAAAGTTAGATTGAAGCTGGTTGCCACCTGTGTTGTCAAAGCCTTCTACTGTGTCCCCTAAGTCAACAAAGATAACCTTGGCTGGCTTTTCTTTCTTTAGTAGGGCGATTAGTTTTTGCTTGGTTTCTTCTACTCTGGCAATCAAGGCTTCAAAGCCGCCTCGATGGTCAACCTTGCCAACTTGTAAGTCAGACCAAAGAATCACTAAAGCCTTTTCAGAATCTGTTCTGAGTTCCTTCTTAGGCTTGTAGGCTTTCTTGGCTTGCGAGTAAAGCAATGGCAGGTCAATGTTTGCCAGCTTGCGCCTAAAGGTGAAGCGATAGCTAGATAGCCATTCGCCGTCATAGCGTTGCCAGCGTGATGTGCGTGGTGTGCCGGTGACCTCAAACTCATCTGGGTCGAAGCCCTGCTGTGTTAGGAAGTCATCAAAGCTAGGTACACCTGATGTTGCTGGTAGTTGCGCCCAACCCTCGTTGCCGTCAAACTCAAAGGCAGGTCGGTACTCTTTTGGGGTTTCTACTTTTGGTGCTGGTTCCAGGTTATCTAGCACAGCTACACACTTTCCTGCGATGAGCCACAATCGGCTTCTCGCTAATGGTTATGCCTCTAGCTGTTAGTTGCCTAGCTAGTGCGGTTGAGGTCCACTCTTGGTTAGCTATGGCAGCTACAAGAATGGCTTGATCCTTTGTGTCCAGAGTTTCCAGTATCGTTCTTACTTTGCAGGATGATTTCCTCACCTGTGGTGTTAGTCCTTCTAGCATTTGGTTCCCTTTCTGTTTCCCTTATCAAGTTTAGAGCTAGGTCGCCGATTTCTGGCTCAAGGTAGTGCCATTCGACTTGCATTATTCTTTCCATCAATCTGGCAAGGTTGCGCCTGATTGCTTCTAGGTCGCTTGACCAGACTAGGTTCTCATCCTTGAGTAGCAAGATAGCGTCAAAGATTTCTCGCTCGTCAGCGTTAGTGAAGTGAGTCATCGTGACACCTTATACAGCAAGGTGTAAAAGGCTCGCCTGATTCTAAGTGTCTTGTATGCCCAATGAACTCGCATGATGCGCCAGTTGATCGGTTGCCTCTCAGCTCTGTGCTTTGCCAATGTCCCTCACCGCCTCGATAATCTCAACAACTCTTTCGATGGTGTCAACATCTACTGTCGTTCTTAGGACTGCATCCTGGTTGATTGAGTGGATAATCTGCTCAGTCAGATAATTAGCCATGTCTTTTGCTCCTTGTTGATAACCCTTGGCAAAGCCTCTGCCAAAAGCCATAGTCAGTTTCCGCGCTCGCCGTTCTTCTCGGTTAGGTCGCCATCCAATCATTTCTCAGGCCACTCTCCGTCTAGGACCAGCAAACCGATAATTGCGTAGTTTGCAAGGTCAATGAAAGAATCCCTCAATGCCTCATGCTCAGGTGCGTTACCGGAGTCAGTCAAGTGATTGATTCTTGCCAACTTGTCGTGCATCCTGACTCGTAGGCCGTTGATAGGTCCACCAGGTGCGTTGCTGATGTTGGTCGGTCCGTAGTCATTGTGCTTCGAGAGCAGTAGCTGTGCGTTCTCGTCAAAGTATCTAAGAACTGTTGCGTCAAAACTAGTGCTTAGATGTACGCCTTTTATTGGTGACTTCATGGCTTCTCAGTCACCTCAGCAATCAGCTCTTTTGCTTGATGCTCAATCTTGGTAACTGTGTAAGCAAGCTCGTCAAGGTTCTTGATTAGCTTGTCAAGGCTGCCATCCATCATGGCATCTACTTGAAGCTTCATGTCTTTCTTATACTGGCCGTTTATCTCCTCAACGATGTCCTCGGCTGTAACCATGTAGCCCTGATCCAAGTGGATAGAAACAAACTCAAGAATGTTCTCGCGCTGGTAACGGATGCCAGCGTAAAAGCCTTCTGCGTAGGGTGTCAGCTTCATGGCTACCTCGATGAAATGTTGTATTGGGGGTCAACATAGATTTCAATGCTGTCCACGATGTCAATGACCTTAGCGATTGCTTTGGTTGGGATTGGGTACGCTGCCTTGATAAGACTCAGCACCTCGTTTTTCATAAGCATCCTGCCCATGTAGATTCCGTCTGACTTGGCAACACCAAAGTTGTATTGGTGAGGCTGGAAGTCTTTGACTGCGAACTCAAGTGGTTCTGGATTATAGTTAGGCATTTTCTCTCATTTCTTTTAGTGTTTCCTTGATGTGGTCGATTAGCTTCAGGCGAGCTATTGCCTCGGTTAGATTTACAGAATCTTTTAGTGAGTCTTTTGCTTGTAGTGTGAACTGGTTTTCAGTCCAACGCTTTGCCTCAGCAATAATTTGGTCAGCTAGTTGTTGCTCATTCATTTTCGAGTGTCCTTTGTTAGTGCGTTGACTGCCACAAAGAAAGCAAGAATCAAACCTGCAACGCCGAGTGTGTAACCCCAGCCGAGATGTATCTCTTGTATTTGCCAGCTTGCGATCAGGATGCCTGTTATTCCAATCAAGTAAAGGATTACTGTTTTCATTTGATGCTCCTATCTAGCCCCCCTTGGGCTATGTATTCAAGATAGCACAGTTTTTGCCTTTTTCTGGCAATTTTAGCAATTTTCCCTAATTATCGCCGTGTCGCGCTAAAGGGCTAGTTGAGGGTTTTGACCTGAATTGTGGCCCCTGGCGCGATGCCCTCGGCGTAGAGCTTACGGGCTGAGATTCGGACAATTCGGCTGTCATCAATGACCACGCCTGAATCGGTAAGGCTGTCCCCTACTGCTCGAATGAGCTTGTCTAGGTCAGGTGACACGCTAGGGAGCTGGCGATCTACTGTCTTGGGCTTAGGTAGATAGAAGTTGACGATAAGCTCGCATGGCTCGTCTATTGGTTGCCAGTCATCTGGCAGGGTAGCGATTGCTTCTTGGACTATGGCCTTACGCCATGCCTTGTGTTTGGAGCTGTTGACCTGGACAATCCTGCCATGCATTATGGCGTGTGATCCTTGGCTGGCTGGGTCGCCGGTAACGCTAAGGCTTACCTCTGCCATACAGCTCCCATGCTCCCATTATGGCAGCCCAAGCGTAAAGGATACCGAAGGCCAGTCCCACACCATCAAGAACGCTTTTATCTTGAAGCGATAGGTTCAGTAGTATGCCGGCGGTGAGGGCAGGGACTAGCCAACGGAGATTTCTCAAAAGGGACTTGGCTCCGAGTGAGTCGGTTCAAAGATTCCCTTGATGATGTTTAGTGGCTCGGCTGGCACTACCAAAGGGTTGTTGATGCTTACCTTGATGGACTGCTTTGCTTCGCCTTCTTTATTAGTCCAGTTGTCAATCTCTGAGCTGTATAAGCCCTCGACCTGAACTGTATCGCCAGCCTCAAGCGTGGTTGGCTGCTTTAGCCAGACTGTGTAACGCTTGTTGATGGTGTCGCCTGTTTTGGTTTCGTAGGACTCTGTTACCTCGATACCCTTGCCTTCATAAAAGACTCTGGTGATCGCGCCCTTTACTTTGATTGTTGCCATCTCTTTATTTCCTTTCGATTTGTTGTTTTACTCTAGTGGTCACCAGTGACATGGTTGGGATTGGTGCAGTCGAGATGCCCACAAGTTCTAGTGCCAGGTAGGACTGGCTTGCCGTCAAAGATTGGGATGGTGAGAGTAGCCTTGTCAAAATCGCCCTGCCAAGGGATGCACTTCTCTGATCCATACTTGATGACCAAGGCTCGGTGCATCCGACAGGATTGGCACTTGAGGTCTTTACGCTTTCGTTTATGCGTATTGACCTTCCAAGTTGCTCCACATCGGCAACAGAGTGCCACATTGTCATCCACCCCATAAGCTTAGCCAATCACTCTGGAAAGGTGACCCTCGAACTTGAGTGCGACTTCTCCAAGTCCACCATGTCGGTTCTTAGCTACCTTCATTATCATCTGGCTTTTTTGCCACTCAAACTGATCATCCTCAGTTTGAACACGATGCAACAATATAACTGAGTCAGCATCTTGCTCGATACCACCTGAATCTCTTAGGTCAGCCATGTCAGGCTGGGAATCTTTGCGCTGCTCTGGTCCTCGGTTAAGCTGGGCTAGTGCGATTACCGGCACATTCAAATCTCTGGCTAGGTTCTTGAGTCCGATGCTGATGTCAGTAATCATCTCGTAACGCTTGCGACCCTTTTCGGTGTCTTGAATAAGTCCTAGATAATCCACCACAATCGCCTCAAGTCTGTTGTTGCCCTTCACGCTGTTTGCGAGCGCCCTAATCTGTAAAAGGTTCTGGCCTGACTTGTCATGGATAGCAAGCTGGTGCGATTGGATGTCTTGCCTGACCTTGGCAATCCTGTCCCATTCCCACTCTTGTAGGTTGCCCTTTTCTATGTTGCCAATGTAAACCTCAGCTTCCATGCTGATTATGCGGTTGTAAAGTTCGCTCTTTCCCATCTCAAGGCTGTGAAAAGATACAGGGCCTTGCTTTGATAGCTCCCAAGCAATCTGTAACCCAACGATGGTTTTACCTACGCCTGGTCTTGCGCCGATTATGTAAAGCGCACCTGGTCGGAATCCTGTGATGATGTCATTGAGTAAAGGCCAAGGGCTTTCTGGGTAATGCTTTGGCTTGTCTATTTCGTCAAGGTAGGGCAGTAGCTCATCGGCAACATAGCTTGGCTTTGTAGCGGTGTTGCGATCAATGAGTTCATCAATCTCTTTCTTGGCTGTGTCAAATACTGTTGCCAAATCCTCATGCTGGGCTTTGCTGTGAATCATTGTGCCGGCGATAGCTAGTCTGCGCCTTGTGGCTTCCTCGATTACCTTGCTGGCATAGAACTTGACCGATGCCGCTGTTGGAGTTGCCGTAACGATGTCATGGAGATAGCTGGCTAACTTTGGCAGGGCTGCACCGACTGTCATCACATCAATCGGCTGGCGACCTGTCTTCATCTCTAGCAAGGTTTTGTAGATGCGCTCATTCTGGAGATCGTCAAAGTCTGCTGGGCTGAGAGTTAGTTCCTCTAGTGCCTTGCCGTTGGTTAGCAGGATTGATCCGATTACTGACTGCTCAAATTGTGTCACTTGACTCTCCCGATGAATAGCTTAGGCAATGGTTTGGCCTCAGCGAGTTCAACACTCTCATAGAGTCCCTTATTTAGCCATGAGGCAGGGTAGGGAATGTATTTATCCTCTGGCAACTTTCCCTCGGCGTAGGCTTTGGTCAACTTCAATAACTCATCAGCGGTTTTGGTTTTGGTTGCTTTGTTCCAGGCTTTTAGAGCATCAGCTTTGGCTATCTTTTTAGGATAAAGATTCCAAAACTCATCAAACTTTTCTGCTGTTTCTTTTAAGGGTTTAGTAATGGTTCTATTAAGGGTTAACACGCCACCTGCTGTCACCTCTGAAGCCGAATCTGTCACCCCTGACTCCAAATCTGTCACCTCTGAAGCGGTATTTGTCACCTCTGTTACCTCAGTTGTCACCCCTGAAACTTTGACCCAGTATCGGTTCGCTTTGTAAGGTCCAGATGTGGGTGCAGACCTAAAGTCAACCTGAAGCTCACCCAGGTTGATAAGTTCCTGAATGTCGCGTTGAACTGATCTAGGTGATGAATTGACCATCTTGGCTAAGGTTTCAATCGAAGGCCAAGCACCTATCTCGCCTTGGTGGTCAGCGATAGACAGCAAGACTAACCTTGCTCTGCCTTTTGATTTACTGTGTCGCCAAACTGCGTTCATTACTTGGATGCTCATGCGACACTTGCCCTGTCCAGCATGACCATCAATACAGTTGCGTTGACTACTTTTGAGTCAAAGGCTTCCTTGACTAGCATTGCCCATTGTCCGGCATCGAGTCCGTAGGCTTTGTAGTCCATCTCAGCCATGAAGATATTGCCGCCGTAGTATTCAAGAATCTCGGCGAGTGATTTATTTTCCCAGTTAAACACTAAATGTGCCTTCCTATTTAGGTTGGCACACTACACTTAGTAATGATGCCAACAGTCATCTTGTTGGTTATCAACGCCGTCTAGGGGTTCCGATCCTTAGGCGGCATCTTTTTATTCAGTTATGTCTTTACACTAGCACCAGAAGTGTATCCTGGCGTGGAGCTGTCGGGAGTTGCACCCGAGTCCTAGTCAGATTCCTCATCGGCTTTACTGATAGTCGAGTCTAATCCAGCCCCTTGCTTGGACTGTATCACCTAATACATTTCAGGGTCGGATTCAAGCAGGTCTTTTGTAAAGTCGTCATTCAGTAGCCACCAGCCACCATGCCCAAAGATAGGCACCTCGGTAGGCGTTTCATGGTTCCTTAGCTTCCAGCCCAGCTTGCGACCATACTCGGCAAAAGCAGAGTCAGCCTCTAGCCTAAAGTTAGCCTCGGCACATAATGGGATGATGTTGCTTGGCTGACTAGCTAGGTGATTCTTACTTCCCATGCCTCGATTGAGTCGGTGGTGAGGTATCAGGTCATCGCCTTGAGTGCCACAATGCCAGCAACCAAGGTCACGCTCTAGGTATTTCTGGAACTGTTTTTTAGTCATCGAAAGGATCATAAATCTTGGCTGGCATCTCACCAGGTTGGAAGCCTACAGCGATTGTGGTATCTGCCACGCCACCATTGACTGCCTCAACAATGTCGGAGTTGTCGGTGTTG